TGTTTACGAGCAACTTCTTTGTTAGCTTCGATTCCAGAATTCCATAATGTGGAATTGTGTTCACAAACTGGACATTTCTCATTGAGAGTAGTCAAACAGTTATCAATGAACCATCCGCCTGGACCTTGAAATCCATGGCTAAATGTTCGCACCCACGGGAGTGCATCATCACCATCAACTGCTGGTGCCGCCAAAAAACGAATCATCGCCATGCCATTGCCAGCTTTATCAACATCTGGATACCAGAGTCTTGTGTCGTCTTTTGAGGTTGCTTCAGAAGTGCCTGCTGAAGTTGCTTCGACTGCTTTTGATAGTTTATCAAAGTCGTTGCGGTTGCGTTTAAGATTTGCAAATGAAGTCATATATTTTTCCTTGTATAAATTGTATTGCGTAGTATTTTTTTATCCACATTGTCATAATATACTTTTATTTAGTCATCAGACAAGTAGGGTTTTCAATTGTGTTAGAGTTTCACCGATATCCTTGTGTAGAATACCAATGCCTCCGGCACGATTGAAGCTATTGATAACATCTTCGGTGTCATCAATTAGTATTGTATCAGGTGACGCATAATCTTTTTTCAAAGAACGGCCTGGCACAATATTTGCTCGGTAAGAAATTCCATTTTTTCTTAACCAATGTTTCTTTTGTTTCTTAACATCTTCATGGTGACTAAGACCGCCTGATGATGATAATATTTCAATTTGGATATGTGGATAGTCTTTAATGAAATCAATCAATTCTTTACCACCGGGAAACCAGTCTAGGTCTTTGAATTGTTGTTCTTCAATAAACCTTGGCCAGTTTGTTGAGAAGTTTTTTCGATCACGCATACCTAATGTGCCTTGGCCAAATAACTCCATAAACTTGCTTTCAAAATTGCAGAGTACGCCATCCATATCAAGGTAAATCTTTTTAATCTTCATGTGTTTAAAACTTTCTTTAACAGTAACTTGTATTTTACATCATCCTTAGGAAGAAATGCGGCATACTTGAGCAATTTCATCCGATAATTTGGCCAATGAATCGTATCGGCAATCTTCTTTGACCACATCGGTACAAATCCAAGAATGTTATTGAGTAAACAAACAGTTTCAATCGATACTTCTTTCCTGAGGCCAGACTTCAAAAGAACCGGATAGTCACCATCAGTTACCAATACTTCATTTGGATTATCAATGCCACTAAAGACATTCCGACATTCACTTTCAAATGTATATGACATTGACTGAATCACTTTCTGGTGTTTACGATAATTCACTTCAGCTTCTTCTGTCAATAAAGAACCGACCCATGACTGCTCATCTTCCACAAAATTAGCAACAATGAAATCAATCATGTCATCTTTCTGTGAAAGTCTACGAGATAGTTTATGGAAATGGTACTTGTCTTTACGATTATCAAAAGTTGTTATACTCACATTGGTTTTACCATTGTATTTGAAATAATCATAAGATTCTTGTGTAAAGTGTAATTTAAGTGCCTGATATAAACCAAAGGTTTCGTAACCTGTCATATTGGTAATCTAGAACCTTTTTCTTTTAACATATTATTATCCATTGCATCACTTTCAATCTTAGATTTGAGGTTTGCATTTATAAGAGTAGCTGCAATCTCAATTTCAAGACCAGTTTCACGACAATGCTCAAGTATAGCTTCAATATAATTATATGATGTTCTAGACACTATAGAATCAATTGATTTAGCAAACTTAGCCATCTCATCTCTTGTTGGCATTATTTAAAAAGTCCACATTTTGGATCATAGCAAGGATTTCTTTCCATGATTTTCTTTGAGAGACCACATACTGAACATATTTCTGGATTAGGTGATACGATCTTTGACGAATAAGTTGTGCTTGGATAATAATGGTCATTATTGGTTACACTTTGCGGTTGACCAGATAATGATGAAACCATAGTATCAAACACTTGTTCACCAACATCCGAGTCTTCTTCATATTCATCATCATAATCGGGTTCTGGTTCTTTGTAGCTGTAATCAACATCGACAATTTCCAACTCACCGTCAAACTCAAATGAACAACCCTTTAAGAATTGTCTAAAGTGTTCAAGCACCGTTGGTAGATAGTCAGCTTCAAACTCCAAAGTATTTGTTGATCCAACAGGACCATCATGCTCACATGTTAAAGTAAATTTAGGCATTATTTCACCACCGTTTCATATAAAGTTTCAAATTGGTCATGTACAGCTACTTCTTCATCATAGTTTTGTTTAAAGTAAACCTTAACCATTCTTTGCACAATTTTCTTAGGTAACTGTAACTGTTTACTGATATCAGTAGTTGCTTCTTTGATAAAATCTTTTTCCGCAGCTGCACGAATCATTGCATCTGAACACTCACGGATAACCTTCAACAACTTCTCACGGTCTGCTGGGTTTGATAGTAGATTAACACTCATTTGCTGAATAGCCATAATATATTTCCTTAATTTATTTTTTGCCAAGCGAATAGGCAATACAAACTGAATTCACATTCGTTTCATATGCACACTTTACAGATAGCGGGTCAACACCTTTGGCAATTGCTGCCTCAATGTTTTTCGCCATGTTGTTTCTATCATTAATATTATACACGATATAACCAACGGTTGCGGTACAAACCATGATTATTACCGATACAGATATCGTAATCAAATCTTTATTCATTTTAGATAATTCCTTTGTTTCTGTCAATTTTATCTCCCTTGCTTTTGTAGAAAATATGCCGGCCAATTTGCTTCTCCTTTTTAAGTTTTGTCCATCCAGGACTCACATAATCAGCATGGTAATAGGTTGCGCCATTTGTCACATCTTGTATTCTTTCAAAATTTAAAAATATGTTTGTTGAAATTTCCAATATCTCATTATACAACGGAGTACCCTTGATTGTCAAGCGCTTTGAGGTAAATGTGTGATCACAATACCATGAAAATTGACAAACACTGCCAGTTTTTTGTTGAACAACCTCACATATAGAATTGGCATAATTGCCAGTCTGTAAACGATTTAATGTTACAAAGGCTACGGCTTTCTTGCCTTCATGTGGCTCATGGCCAGCTTCAAAGTAAATATTTTCAGCCAAACAGGTTACTTGTTTTTTAGCATCCGCTGTAAGTGAATTAAAATTTGCTTTGAATGGTAATATGTTTATATTGATGTTTATCATCGACAATGTTAGGATGATTGTCGCAAAAAATAAACTTAATAAAATAGGTTTACTATTCATGTTTTCCTTGTGTGTGTTTGGAGGGACCGAAGTCCCTCATCCTCAATTAAGAAGTTTTCTTAATCACAACCTTGTTAGGTTCTTGAGTAATATTAGATACAAAACCATTTAAGGTTTGAGCCTTGGTTATGATATCTACTTCAGAGGGGATTTGTGGAAGTCCAGGATGTTCAGGTGGTGTTTCACCTTTATTCCTAGCTGATTCGCATTGCATTGACCAGTTGTCAGTAATGCGAGCTCGGTTGGCATGGTATTCATCATATAACATGTCTCTTGACATTTTCAATAATTCCAACCTAATTTCAAACGGCGTTAAATTAGCCATATATTTCTCCTGTGTGTTGTGTAAAATACCAGCGTTTTGTGTGTTGCTGGTATTCTATTTAGTAACTTTAATCCCAAAGATTCCGATAATACTTACCAAATAAACAGAATCCATTTGCAATTCTATCTTCAATAATTTTTATGCCTTCATAGTCACATTTGTAGGTATCTTTTGGGCCTTTTTCAGATTTGTACATTTTCGCTTTGCCATTTTCATCCCACTCACAAGCAACCGATTTAAAGTCAATTACACCTGAACGATATGCTTCTTGCCACTTGTCATCCAGATGATGTTCAAATGCAAAAATCATTTCAGCCATAACCCAGTCCCATCGTTTGAACCAGTTCTCATCTGTGGCCCATTCATTTTCTTTTGTTGGCGCTGAGGTAGATTTTAATTCTTCTGGCACATCATCATCATCGACACTTGGTGCACCATATTTCTTTATTTGCAATTGTTTCAACATAGGTAAAACAATTTTTCC